TTTAACGTGAATTATATATTCCATAAAAATGAGTTTTATTCCAGAGAATACCCCATTTATTGCTTTGCCGACAGCTTTAAAGGGAAAAGTAACACCAAACCAACTGTCAGTGATTTGGGTCTTGCAGTCGTATTATCCAAACATTTGGCCTAGTTACCAGACCATTGCAAAGGACGCAATGATGTCCTCTCGCACAGTAATTAGAACTGTCAATCAATTAGTAGAACTTGGCCTGTTGCAAAAACAGATCAGGATTGATGAGAATAACCAAAAAACAAACTGCTATAGAGTGGTTGTCTGGCAACATTTCAAGCCAGCACCTGTAATAGGCCCATCAGTAACAAATAGGGGTGTCATAGAGTCACAGGGTTATGACAGAGAGTCACAGGGGGTATGTCAGAAAGTCATAGCCCCTATGTCACAGAGTCACCCTAAGAAAAACAATATAACTAAAACAAATAACTATAAAAACAAAAGCTTTGAACCTTTCTGGAAAACCTATTTAGGAATACCAAAAGACATGAGGTCAATATCTCAATCTAAAAGCGACACATATAAGCAATTTATGAAATTAGATGCCAAGACAAGGGACAAACTAAAAGACTGCCTTGAGGCCGATTTAAGGGCTAGAACAAGATCATTGAAACAGGATAAGTTCACGCCATTATTTCCAGATGCTCACCGCTGGATTAGTAAAGGCCAATATGAACAATATTTATTGACACTGGATAAAAAAGCACCTACATTTAGAAAACCCAAAACCACCCCTTTTTAACACCATGCCTACTGTTACTATCTGCGGCATGAAACGCAGACATTGTGGCCGATTATTTTATTATGGCTATGACCGTAAATGGAATTTAATTACTAAAAGAGACACTCTTGAAAAAGCTAAACGTATGGAAAAGCTTGATATTAAATATGCTCAATTCATAGAGTGGGGTAATTTATAAATGAAAAATTATAAAAGAAGCCCCATTGATCGGGAAGTTACATTCAAAGCACCATTTTACGAATGTCATGCTTGTAATGATTCTGGAATAATCCATAATTCTGATGGACTAATTAACCAACACTTGCCTGATTATGATATAGATGACTCAGGAAAACGCTGTGGTGGACAGGATTTAGCTCTCATTTGCTGGTGTTCTGCCGCTAATGCAAAATATGACCAAGACAACCAATTAGTCTGTAAAGGTTATAGGGAACTAGATAACACCATAAGAAACAATGTTGGTGTAAATCTTGATATTGATATTGTCAGAGAAATACATAACATAAGAAAAGAAAACTGGATAAAAACTACAAAACTAATGAATAAGGTAATTGCTGATAATTTTAAAAATAAAAAAACCGAATTACCACCAGAAGTCCAAAAAGTTAAAAACCAACTAGCAAACTTTACTATCAAATCATTATGACTTTCTATAACACCATTCAAGAAAACCCAAATCAATTAGCTAAATCAGAATCTAAAGCTAAAACACAAGAGGCCAACATTATGAATTGTTTTAAGCAATATGAAAGGCCACTAAGTCCATCAATGGTGCTTTCTATCTCAGGATTAAACTGCCCTATAACATCAATCAGAAGAGCTATGACAAACTTATCTGATGATGGCAAACTGGAAAAAACAAAAGACTTTGTTATGGGTAACTATGGAAAGAAAGAACATCTTTGGTGTTTACCTAAAAAAACAGAGTCTTTCAGTCAATCAACACTACCCTTTTAATTAAAACACCATGACACGAACTAATGAAAGAATAAGTCAAACTTATAAAACGTCTTTAAAAAAAGATCCACAAAGAAAAGATCCAAAACATTTAGATGCCTGTATTTATGCTTTTCATCAACTTAAATATAAAATGTTTGAGGCTGAATTAGAAAGTTTAGAAAATACTATTGATTCTATACTTAAAGGTGAAATTCATTCTCATCTTCTACAAAATGAGTCCAAATACAGGAATATCAAAAAACAAATTAATGATTTTGATGTAAAAGTAAAATTGAAATATAATTTTGATAATATTTTTCAACTTACAAATTGTCTTTCTGTGCCATTATTTTCATCACCTTGGGGAATAGTAAATAATAGAATTGCTGCATACGCTGATGTTTTTTTAGGTAGTGTTGATAAATCTAAATATTTAAATCGCAATGAAAATGAAAATTCTTCTTCAATTTTTTTTGTAGATCCTTTTGAATTTTTTAATGATTTTTATTCAGCTAAAATTACAAGACAAACTCATTACAATTATGTTCAAAGAAAATACAATGATTACTATATTGAAGGACAGCAGGGAAGGTATTATTCAAGTCGAGATGAATTACCCAAAATACTTTCGACTATAACTACAACACCTTTTTTAGCAGAAATTAAAATTAAACCTGAGATTGATAGATATGATCGTAGGAGTCGTTTAACACCAAATATTGAATCAGCAGAGCAAGTATTACAGCAAATACGCACATATCAGGAATTTGTTAGTAATGTTTTTGTAAATCCTAAATTACTTATTATTACTGATTATCAAGATAATCAACTAAAATATCTTACAGAAAATGATAATGACATAAATTTTTATATTTTACAGCAGAGATTTGAATTATGGAGGGAAGCACAAAAAAAGAAAGAAAATTATGCAGAGGAATTTTGAATGAAAAACAAAGACTTTGATAGCTTTAACAATGACCGCATAAATGCACTAAGAAAAAGGATTGACGAACTTATATTTTTAAAAAATAGCTGGGAAAAACAAAGTAAATCGACAAAATCTAGCGATTGACGCTACATTTAGAATAACAAAAACCATAATCCCATAGTGTCTAACGGCAGAACTAGCAAGAATGAGCATGAGTTCAGAGTGAACAAAGTTGCCAAGCTTTTGTCTGTTGGTACTGTTCGATCAGAAATAAGTCAGTTTGCATCAAACGAGTGGGGTGTAAGTCAAAGGTCTATTGATAGATATATCCAAGAGGCTACTGTGATCTTGAAGCAAGATTTTGATATTGACCGCAGACAATTTACGGCTGAAGTGTTAGCTCAGTATGCATCACTAGCAAAAGAGGCTAGAAAATCAGGGCAGTTAACAGTGGCTTTGGGCTGTATAAACTCAATGGCAAAGGTCGGTCAGGTGATGTCTTGAGCATACTAAATAGGGAAGGATCAGTCTTAGATCATATAGGCAGTCACTACACTGACATTGATACTGGAGAGCTACTAGATAAGATCAGAGGCGATTTGCATGAGGCACAGCAACAGTTCTTTGATAATCAAACAGAAATTGTTGGATTGTCTGCTGGATATGGTGCTGGTAAGACAAGAGCCTTGTGCAGTGTGGCCGTTAAGCTTGCAGCCCAGAACATAGGATTTATTGGTGCAATCCTTGAACCAACAAATGTTTTGATAAGGGATATATGGCAAACAGACTTTGAACAGTTCCTTGAACACTATGAAATACCATATACATTCAGAGCTTCACCACTTCCAGATTATACTTTGCATTTTCAAGAGGGAGACTCAAAGCTGCTTTGTAGATCATTTGAGAACTACACCAGAATCATAGGACTTAATCTTAGTCATGTACTTGTTGATGAGATAGATACTGTTTCACCAGCTATTTGTGATAAAGCATTTCCAAAGATACTTGGTAGGTTAAGGGCTGGTAATGTTCGCCAGTTTGCCGCAGCTAGTACACCAGAGGGATTTAGGTGGCTATATAACACCTTTGGTACTGATGAAGCGAAGGAAAGAAAAGATAGGCAGCTAATCAAAATGAGGACTCAGGATAATAAATTTCTGCCTGATGACTTTATTGAACGTATGCAAGCTAACTATGATCCATCAATGTTGGCTGCTTATCTCAATGGTGAATTTGTCAATTTGACCACAGGAATGGTTTATAGTCGCTTCACCAGAGAGCAGAATGTTACAAACATCAAGCCTGATATTGGCCTTGAACCGCTAAGAATCGGGATCGACTTCAATATTCAGAACACTAATGCGGTGATAGGTATTGTCCAAGATCAAAAATTGTTAATATTTGACGAAATATCGGCTGCCTACGATACTGATTCGTTGGCACAAACCATTAAGTCCAGATATCCTATGAACAAGATATACGTTTACCCAGATGCTAGTGGAGGAAACAGGAGTACAAATGCGAGCCAGACAGACATTGAGATACTTTCTGGATATGGTTTCAGCAATCAAAGGAACTTCAGTCATACACAGAAAAGGGAGAACCAGATAAAGAGTCAGGCTATGACCATATGGCTGATGCTTTAGGTTATCTTGTATGGCGTGAGTTCAATCCATTATTTGCTAGGTCGGGCAAAGCTACAGGTATTAGAATATATTAAGAACATGATAGTATTGAGGCAAAACTGTGTATAGCTCATTTAATGTTTACAATCAGCCCATAACACAAGCTGCTACAACAGTTGCAAGCCCTAATGCGGCCTACCAGAGAATGAGCCAGTTCTGGGATTTGATAACAGATTTGAAGGAAGGAACATACAAGATCAGGAGTGAACATAGAAAGTATTTGCCACAGGAGGCAAGAGAAACTGATGATTCATATGACGTTAGGCTAAGTAGATCAACAGTAGTGCCATATTTGCAGCGTATTGAAAAGATGCTCTCAGGTATGCTGGTCAGAAAGCCAGTAAGACTTGATGATGTATCTGACTTAGTGAGAGAACAGTTGTTTGATGTTGACCTTGAGGGTAATGATCTCAATGTTTGGCTCTACAACACAGCAAGACTGGCAATCAGCTTTGGTCATGTTGGGGTACTTGTAGATGCACCAAAAGAAGGAGACAAGACCAGACCTTATTGGGTAACTTATACACCTAGAGACATATTAGGCTGGAGGTCTGAGATTGTAGATGGCGTAAGGCAACTCACACAGTTACGTCTATTGGAACAGGTTGTTGAACCAGATGGAAAGTATGGTGACAAGATCATTAAACAGATCAGAGTATTGGAAAGAGGTAGATATGAGATTCATAGAAAAGACGATAAAAAGAATGAATATAAAATATTTGATGAAGGTGAAATGAGTATCAAAGACAAGATTCCGTTTGCCATTGCCTACTCCAATAGAGTTGGTTACTACGAAAGCCGCAGTCCTTTATATGACATTGCAGAACTAAACCTCAAGCATTACCAGATACAGTCTGACTTGGATAATATTTTGCATATCAGTTCTGTTCCTATGCTTGCAGTTTTTGGGTATCCAAATGCAGATGAGATAACAACAGGCCCTAATGAAGCACTATCACTGCCACCAGAATCCAGAATGGAATATATATCTCCATCAGGAGATAGCTATGACAGCCAGTTCACAAGACTGAAAGATATTGCAGAACAGATCAATACGTTGTCACTAGCCGCAGTGCTTGGACAGAAGTTAGTTGGTGAGTCAGCCGAAGCCAAAAGGATCGATAGATCACAAAATGACAGCACAATGATGGTTATTGCACAGCAGATGCAAGACTTGATTGATAACTGCCTTAAGTTTCATAGCGAATATCTTAATGAGCCTAATGCTGGTAGTAGCTTTGTTAACAGAGATTTTGTAAGTGCAAGACTAGAACCACAGGAGATAACATCATTGCTCACATTGTTTACTGCTGGAACTATCAGTCAGGAAACATTACTTAAGCAATTATCTACAGGAGAAGTTTTACCAGATGATTTTGATATTGAAGAAGAGATAGAAAGTACACAGCAGGGAGGTCTTACAGAAGTAGAGCCACCAGAAGAACCTGACCCAGACCCAGAGGAGCAAGAGGAAGAATGATAAATGGACACTCCAGAGGTATTTTTTAGGGAGACTATTGATTTAAATAGATATAGTAATTCTGTTGCAAAAAAATATGCTGTTACTTACAACGAAATAATAGTAAATGCAGCCAAACAGCTTAAACAGATAGACCTTAGACAGCAAGCGGCAGATGCTGGTGTAGTAATCGCACCTCAAACAAGAAAAAGATTAAGAGCAATAATCAAACAATCAAAAGATAGCCTTGCAACATGGTCAACTAAATCTGCAAGGGATTTCAAAAAAGAACTTCAAGGGGTGACGATATTACAAAAAGATTTTATTGAAAACGAACTGAAAAAGGTAACAGCATCTGGTGATGTACCTATTAACAGCGTTGCAATAAGTCCAAAGTATGCAGAGTCGGTGATAATGACTGACCCATCAAAAGTAAATATTTTTACAAGCAAAGCCTTTACAGAAGATAATTTTGTAAACTTTGGTTCTGGTAAATTCAGTCTAACTGCCACGCAAGGGGCTGCAATAAGGCTGCCAAATGGCACAACAGTAAGCAAAGCATTTAGAGGTTTAGCAGAATCTTCAGCAGAAAGATTAGATTTAGCTGTCAGATCAGGAGTGTTTGCTGGTGAGTCACTAGATCAGATTACTAGGAGACTTGTTGGTAGGCTTGAGTTTGCGGACTTTGGCCCTTTATCTGTTA